AAAAAAACAGCATCAGGGTCATCCACAACAAACGCTGTAATATCGCTTGCTGCAACTCCGCCTGGGTAGTAGTTTTTGAAGGTCGGCTTTTGAGTAGTAGGATCTGTATAAAAACATCCGTTGAACACACCCACAACAGCTGTTGAAGTATTACCAGGATATCTTTCGATATTTCCTCCTGTTACTGGGATAACCAAGTCACCTTGGAATATCGCAGTAGCGTAACCACTTGCAACAGTATATCTGTTCTGAGCACCAACTAATGGAGTACCATCTAGTTTTCTGTACGGTCTTAGACCGAACTTTTCTACTTGGTTTGCCATATTGTTTTTTCTCCTATTAAGTTTATTTTATTTAGCCGCCTTTGTAGTAGTTATCGTCAAAAAATTATTTTTTCGAACCACCGCCAAAGGTTACACGAGATTGCCTCTCAATATTGATTGGCATCCCTGGTCGTTGTTCCTTCATAAGATCATTATCCACTGCGTGTATTTGTTCTGAAGTAAGTCTACTGAAATACTCCGAGCGCGCTTTTAATATCTCTTCTGGTATCCTTGCCAACACAAGGCCTCCAATTCCGATACATCCATCATATTGTCCTGACTTAATCACAGGATATTTTGCAGCGTCTGGGTGATTTGCTATTTCTTCTGCTCTAACAAATTCCCATCCTTCTCTAAGTTTTTTGGTTACATTTCCTGTATCCTCAAAACCCGTCACATTGGTTCTAATCCATCTGTGAGCATATCCCTGCGGTGCAGGTGGTGCATCCAAACTGGAAGGTGGAGTCCACGTAGTTTTTTTCATTTCTACTTTTCTTGTCTCGGACTCGCGTGAGGTTCTTTTTATTGTATTCATTATGCATTCTCCTTCACGTATTTTGCGTATTCCTCTAGTGGCACTCCTAATTTCTTAGCGATAGCTATTTGTGAACGAGTGAGTTTCACTGATCGGCGTCCATTTTGGTTTCTTTGTGCAGATGCCACAGTTTGGACGATTTTCTTTGGCTCCTGTTTCTCAAACTTATGAGGGAAATTATCTCTCATAACTTTGTCTATCTCATTATAGTACTCTGTACTCTCCGCGTCAAACCCCTGGTCTATAAGATCCTGGTGAACTTGAAACGCAGCACTTGTCATAATCTTGTCCTGTCCAAACCATTCATTCTTTTCAGCCCAAGTTCTGGCTCTAGTAGAAGGTTGTGGATAGGTAGGATTTTGAGGTACCTGAGTAGGTTGAGAAGTCTTTTTAGCTTGAGCTTCTGATTCTTCTCTAGAATCATACTCCTGTTTAGTCATTTTAGCTTTTTCAGCTTCCACGGCTAAATGTGCAATAACTGTATTTGCATCTGCTATTTTATCTGCATCCTGTTCAGCAATAGCATCTCTCAATGCTTGTTTTGCTTTTTCTTGTTCTGCAGTTACTCTAGCTGAGTATTGCTCAATATAACTTTTACTTGTTTTAGAGAATCTACTTTGCGTATCATCTAACTTACTTTGAATATTTTTTGCATAATCCAAAGCAGCTTGTTCTCTACGTTCTGCCTCTCTTACTTTAAAAGTTAATTTATCAATTCGTTTTCTAACTTTTTCAGAAACAGAAGAAAGGTCATCTACATCTTCTTCAGATTTTTTAACCTTTACATCTTCTTCTTTTGCTTCTTCAATAGTTATACCTTCAATGCCTGCTGCTTTAGGTTCTGTATATCCTAAATCAACTTCTTCATTAGGCAGTTTAGTATCATCCGATTCAACTTCTTTATTTTCAACTTGAATGGATTGTTCTTCTATTCCATCCGTATCTAATTCTACGGAATTGTCTTTTTTATAGTCACTTTTTTCTAACATTTTGTAGCTCCTGTTTTTTGCGTATGTTTAATAAGCGTGCAAGATATCCTCGGGATTTTTAATCCTAGCAATGATTTCATCATCATTGAGAATACGAACTTCCCCGCCTTCTATTTTAAATCTTGAACCCGCATAACGGCCAAAGATCACCCATTCACCTTCTTTACACCAAGGTCCATCAGGAAATTTTTCTTTGTCTTTGTATGCTAGCTCACCAACTTTCAATACATATGCACATACGGTAGTCATCTGTATTGTATCTTGGGTTTGATCCGAAAGAATAATTCCTCCTTTAGTTTTTTTAGGTCCTGCATAAGGCAGTACTAAAAGTCTCCATCCTGTAGGGGTAGGAAGTCTTTCTAAAAGAGATACATTTTCAGATATAGATTTTGCATCTAAATATGTCTGAGTTTCTTCTTTGGATTTGTAAGCATCGAGTAATGCTTCTTTAAGTTTAGGTACTTCTTTCGAAGCCTCTAAGTTCTCCGTCATTTAATCGCTCCTGTTTAGTCTGCAGGTCTTTAAGATCCTGAAGCAAAGACTCTAGGCCTTTGATTTGTCCTCTAATATAGTGAAGTTGTTCTATATTGTCAACTGAGTACACCAAGGTGTCTTTAAGAGATTCAATCCTCTTATCCGTTAATCTACGAACCGTAGAATAATCTATATCCATAAACTATTTTTTCTCTTTTTTGCAATCACATTCATGATCACACAAACACTGTGTAATACTAAATATTTTACAAATTAACTCACATACTTTTCGTTTTATTTTTTTAAACATAATTCTCCTTATTTGTTTTCTTGTTTGTTAGCTAATGTTCTAGCAATACTCTCACCAGAACGACCTACTACATAACCGCCTAAACCAATATTTAATAACGTCCAAACATCGCCTGGTAGTTCAAATGTAATTACTGTTCCACTAAATACCTTTATAATAGGTCCTAAGATATAATTCCATACTAAAATAAAAATTAATACATACATTAACAAAGGTCTCCAACTAGCTACAAACCAATTAGATTTTGCTTCGGCTTCTACAATAGATGCAGCAGCTTTTAGTTCTTCCGTCCCTGATTGAAGTAGTTGTGTATTTAATTGTGCTTTTAACTTTTCTGCTAAATCTTTATCAGGAATAGCTTTATCTACAGTAGAAAAGAGCATTTTGGCTATAGGTGCTAAAGTGGTTAATGCAGCAAGCATTTATTTGACTCCTATAAATTTAAACCCTTTAATTTGAATACTATTATTTCCAGGAATAGAGTTTTTAGAAGAACATTCTCTGTGAGGACAACTCATTCCACCATGTTTTAAATCAGTAGTTACTAATCGTTTATCTTTTTTTTCCATCATAAATGGAGTAGGCGACCAAACATCTTCTTTTTCATTTTTTCTTAATCTTCTATTAGTTCTAAAATCAATTCCACTAAGAACTTCTATTTCAGAATAAGCTTCGTCTTTAAACTTTTCTTGTTCATCTGTATCGCTTGAAGTACGTATTTTTTTTCTAGCCATAGATCTATTCTTTTGGTTGTTTCATAAAAGGTTTATGATAAGCATGTCTCATTTTAAATTCTTTACTAGTTTCTGTAGGTTGTTTAACTGCTTTTCCTGTATATGCTTTCATAACTTTTTTCTTAGTAGGAACACAGTTAGGAACTTTTCTTCCACCTTTACTTTTCATTCCAACCATTTCATATCCTTCCCAACAAGGATCCCCTCCTTTTTTTAATTTAATAACATTCCTTAACGGAGCATTAATGCCTTGAGGGTTTGGGCCTCTAAGAGGTGGAGGCCCTGATCTTTTGCCAGAAACTTGGTATCCCATTATGCTTTTTTCTTGCGTGCTTCAGATAAAGCAATCGCAATTGCCTGTTTACGTGATTTAACTTTTTTCTTAGACTTTCCGATATTGAGTTCACCTTTTTTATATTCACCCATTACCTTTTTAATTTTCTTTTCTTTTTTCATAAACTTACCGTATTTAGCACCATCGGCTTTTATTTCAGGTAAAGCTTTTTTGTAACCAAGTACTTTTTCAGCTTGTTTAATATCCATTTCTGTTAATCTATCTCCCGATTTGTTTCTGTTAGCTAGTGCGTAAACTTCTTTTAAAGAAACAGCTTTACCAGAAAAAGCTTTCATAACTTTACCACCACTCGCCATTTTTTTCATAGAGCCGCCGTATTTTTTTCCTGTGAGGTATCCTGTAACTTTTCCTATTGATTTTTTTACACTTGAAATTTTTTCTGCAGCTGCTTTTGCTCCTTCTTCTCTTCCTTCTTTAAATTCATCTGAATCAGATACTTCATCGAATGCTGCCATACCTGCTCCAATTCCTCCTGCTCCTCCAGCACCTATTGCTACTTTTTTTGATAAATTTGCACTACTAGGTTTTCCCACTCTTAGTGTACTAGCTCTTTGTGCAAATTTAGAAGTTAATCCTAATGCGGAAGACATTCCCGCTAATTTGTTTAAATCGTCTTGCATAGGATTTATTGAAAGTGTATTTTTATTTCCAGACGCTTTTGGAAGAGTTCCAATTGATTTGTAAAGATTGTTATATTTATCATCTAATCCATATTTTTTTCCAGCCATTTTATTTCTCCTTTTTCTTAACTGCGTTCATTTTTTCTCTGGCCACAGCTAATCGTTTATCGGACTGTTCGTCCATTGTTTCTAATTTCATTTTATCAAAATCTAGCTTTTCTTCAAACTGATCTTGATCTGTCTGCATCTTCATCACTGCTTCTTGTTGTTTTCTTTGTAAGTCTAGTGCACGAAGATCTATCTCCCTCTGTTTTAACATAACTAGAGGGTCTTGTTTAGCCCCCTCTGCGTTCATTTCCTGTTGAGCCATCTCCATAGTGATCTGTGCAATACGTTTAGACACCTCAGAGTTAAATGCTTTTTGATATTCATCAGGATTTTGTTGTGCTAATTGTTGAAATTGTGGGTTTTGAGCCACCATTTTAGCTACTTCAATGTTTGCTTTGTAAGAAACGTGTTGAGATATATGTCCTTGCAATAAAGCATACACAGGAGGGTTAATTTGTACCATTCTTGTACGAATAAAGGCTGCATGGGCAGCAATATGCGCATCATGGTCTTGATCTGGGAAAGCTTGAGCAATTGCCATCTGTAAAGCCTCTGCATTTTCGATTGCAGGGTCTTTTGGTTGTGGTTGTGGCTCATCTTTTAGTAATTCTGGTATCTGTTTAGTGCCTAAAGCTTCATAAACTCGTCTATATGCCTCATACATGTTGTGAATTTGAGGATTTGACTGTGCAATTTGCAATTGTGTCTGTGCTAAAGTCACTCTTTGAGCCATAGAGAAGATATTTGGGTCTGCAACAGGCAAAATATCGACTCTTTCATCAAAATCTATCGCTTTAATCATCCTATCTCCACCAAAAACTGCGTATGGATACTCTGGAGGTAGGTATTCTGCGATAACTTTTGCTAAAAGTTTAAATTCTATTCTCATTGCATAGTAACAACGCTTGTGAATTGCACTCATAACACGACTTCCACGCTCTAATAGAGCTACAGTAGTGCCAACGGCCGCTTGTTGATTGCCATCGCCCACTTGCATGTCTGCAATTCCTGCAAATCTTTGTCCTGCAGTGACACAAAAACCTAAAAGATTAAATAAAGTTTGACTTGGTTCCTTAAATGGAAGCAATTGAAACTGATCTCTGATGTTTCCACCAGGCGCATCCACATCTCTAAATTCTCCTGGTTGAATAGGTTGGTCATCATCACGCACTCGCATACCTCTAGATTTAAATCCAGCAGGTAAATTAGATAATGTACCAGCATCGAGTAGTTGTCTAAGAGCAGCAGTCGCTGTTCTTGTTAATCCACCGATCATGTGAATTAAACCAAAACCATAAAATCCTAAACCTGGTAAAAATTTAAAGTGTACAAAATATTCTTTTCTAGTGAAAGAAGGATCTCCTTCTTTGTAATTTCTGTAAATAGCTAAAATTTGTCTAGAAGATTCTTCAATAGTTACAATGTAAGGTATTTTTATGTTTAATTGATCTTCTTCTTTTTCTGCAATGTAGTCTGATAAATCTAAATCTACATGCATTTCTAAAATAGTATATAATACATCGCTTGATTCTACTTTTTTAATTCCTTCTAATGAATCGTATTTGTCTTGAATTTTATCTTGTTTGTCTTGTGGTTTTAACAACTCTATTTCTCTATAAAAACCTGAAGCCATTTTTTTCTTCAAGTCATTTTCTGTTTGTTTAATAACATGAGTAATTCTAGAACATTCTTTTAAATCAGT